ATCGCCCGTGATGCGCTGGCCGGTGGACGAGAAGGTGAGGTTGCCGGTCGCGATGCCCACATTCCCCGACGTATCAATCGACAACCGGTTCGTGCCACCTGTGGCCAGGTTCATGGCAGCCGTACTGCTCGCCGTGAGGACGATGCCGTCGACAGATGCGTTAATGGTGCTGGACATTACCTGATCTCCAACGCTGCAATCTTATCTTGCAAAACCTTGATCTGGTCTTGCTGTTCCTGCATGGCTTTAACCAATATCGGGATAATGTTCTGGTACGCCACGTTAAGGTGGTTCGGCCCTTCCTGCACCACGCCTTCAAGGTAGGCTTTACCCGCCATCGCGGTCTGCAATTCTTGCGCGATGAAGCCGGGCTGTACGCTTTGATCCTTGCTGTATTCCGGTTTGTACTGGAACGTCACAGGGCGCATAGCCTTGATGACATCAAGGCCCGAATCAAGCGACTGGATATTGTCCTTCAGCCGCTCATCTGAACCATTGACGTAAGCGCCAGCACCCCAAACACCTGTGCCGTTGCATTGAAGGTTGTAGGCACCGTTGTCGGTCGTGCCGCCGGTGACGAATTCTCCGGACGTTTTCAGTTCGGCGTAATCCGTGCCGGTAATGTTAAAAACTATTTGCCCGTTGTTACTACGCAATCGCGCGCCAGCCGCGCCAAGATTTCTAATTTCAAAGTAGTACGTTGAATCAAACGCGACTCTTAATGAGCGATTATTTTCAGTTGCGGCGCTGGCTACTTCAAGACCGACGTTTGGGCTGGTAGTTCCTATGCCCACTAAACCGCCAGCCGTCACACGCATACGCTCGGCGTTGTTGGTGTAAAACGCCATCGGATGATTTGACGTTGTCCCCACACTTCCGTTAGCAGAACTCGTGTTGTACAAAATTGTCGTAACGGTGCCGTCCGTTACAGATATGCCAGCATTTGTTGCGGAAGATACAGTTAACTTTGTTCCCGGCGCCGCAGTACCAATGCCGACGTTGCCGGTAGAGCCTATAACTAGAGCATCGTCATAAGCACCGGCATTGATTTTAAATGGATAGCGGGTGTTTGTTCTGTCCAGCAAAAATAGTCCATTGCTGTCAGTTGCAATTTGATAATTTTTATTTCCTGACGCGCCAACATTTATGTTTCCTGCGACGTCTAACTTTGTCCCCGGCGACGATGTGCCGATGCCGACGTCTCCGGCGGCTGTTATGCGGAGTCTTTCCGTCGTTCCATTGTTCCTAAAAACAATCGCGCCGTTGTCGAACCAGTTGAAATAGAGCGCGTTGTCAGAAAATCCAAAAAGATGAAACCCCGCCGATCCACTCGTATACGTTCCCGCATTGTTCGGTAACTGCAACTGCGAGAAACGGCCCACGCCAGTTGCGTGAACTTGCACGGCAGGCGAGGTAGTGCCAATACCGACGTTCCCAGCGGACGTAACAGTCGCAGCCGTCGTCGTGCCATTGACCTGGAAGGTCAAAGCACCTGTGGTATCGCCAGAGAGCGAAAGGGCTGTAGGGGTAGTCGTGCCTGCGCTAATCGTACTCATAACACCACCCACCGTTGACCCGCGGCCACCGTCACCACCGCACCAGATCCAACCGTGTGCGGGCCTACCGTGAGGCCATTGTAGTCAGACGGGAACGTATAACTCGTCGCGGAAATGTCCTTATTCAGGACAATCCCATTGGACGCCAGTAGCTCCTCGCCCGTGATCGAGCCCGCTACCGTCACATCCCCCGCTACGTCGCGATTGACCGACTTGCCGGAAGGGTACGTGACAAAGACGTTCTTCGTGCCAACACCAAAGTTGACTACGGAGCCGCCGTTGCTCGAGGAGAGGATCGTGTCTCTAGATAACGACGTACCAGAGGAAGTGTACGTGCCAATGCCTACTTCCCACGCGCTGCCAGCTTGCTCAGCGATGGTGTAATAGGTCTGGTTGCCGTTACCGATAACAGCAAAGGTCTGGAAGCCAACTACGGCCCCAGCTAACGTCACAGCGCCCGTACCTTGAGTGGTCGTGGTCTCCTGGACGCGATCCGCAAGAACGAGGGCCATTTAACGACCCCCGTTAAGCGATACGAATGATAGCGTTCGTTGCGTCAGCGGTCGGGAAGATGATCGTGAACGTACCGTTCGTCGAGGTCTTGGCACCGCCAAAGTCCAGGACGCACACCGCCGGATCACCCGCAGCCGAGTCGTTGTAGATCAACGCACCGTAAGCCGTGATCGTCGCACTCGTGAACGACAGATCCGCGAAGTCCGTGAACGCGGTCGTGCCGCTCGAGGTCGGCGTGACATTCGTCAACGTGCCGCCACCGGCCGAATACGTTCCCGAAGCGGACACCTCGTTCGTCGCCGTGTACGCCGTCGTCGCCGCCGTGAAGGAGGCACTGTTGTCGTATAACGCGAGCTTAAAGGTGTTGCCCGTGCCGGTTGTGAAGTTGTGAACAGCCTGCATCAGCTCGACCTTGAAGCTGGTGCACATGTAATTGCCAGAAAACGCCATTTCTATTCTCCTAACAGATGGACCAGCTCAGGATGCCCCGCCTCACGGAGCCGGTTGGCTACCGTAACACGGTCTTGCTCGATGGCCTCGTTTAAATAAAAGGCCACCACGTGCTTAACGCTTTCTTTAAACGCTCTCGCCTGCTCACGGACTGCCGGGTGCGACTGATCCCCAACGTACACGATCTTGTCCGCAGCACGCTGCGCGAGCTCCTCAACGGTCCACCCTCGGTGTTGGGTGGTTTGTATGGTTACCCCGCCAACCAGGACGGGTGATGAAACATTGATCATGGGCCGGGCGACTCCGATTTAAGCGGCAAGCGAATCATACCATCGCGGTACTCGTCGCGTCGGCGGCGTCCCTGCTGCTCGATGCCCAGGCCCTGGATCGCTTGGCGATACGAATTCGTGAAGTACTGGAGCATGTTGTCCGGGCCCTTGGTGTAGCTGTAGGCCTGAATCAAGCAGGCGTAAAGCAAAGCTTCCGGAGCGTTCGTGCTGATCCAGGTCGTCGGGGTGGCCGACGACAACTGAGCCGGACGGTAGATATAGCCGAGCTCCACCACAAAGTTCGCGTTTGGAGTCGGCGCCACGTAGAACGTGTTCTGATCCCAAACTGAGTAGTACTTCGGCGTTCCGGTCGCCGACCCGTTCGGGGCGTACTCCTTCATGAAGGAGGTGTCGCGGAAATCAAGAAAAATCTGGTTATTTCCTGACGTGATCATCATGTAGCGATGCGTCAGGATGTCGCTCGGAGCAGACAGGAATTTGTTGCCACTGGTCATGTTGGCCGTGGCTTCGACCTTGAACACGTCCAAGTCGATCTCGCGGAGGATCTGGTTCTCCGCCATCGTGATGAACGTATTGATCACCGCATTGGTGAACACATTGGCGTTCACTTCGGTGTAGTTACGAATATTGGTGACCAGTTCGTCGTATGTCATGACGTGCTTACCGTGACTCCGCCGACAACGCCTTGGGCGATAAGGGCCTGCCCGACAATGTACGGACGCATATCGTTCGTGTTGCGCGCTGTGCCAAAACTCTGGAACGCCGTGAACCCAGGGGCCCCCACGAACACGGAGACCGGCTCAATGCGATCGGGCCGCGGATCACGCAGCGCAATAGCATCGCCGCGATAACGAAGCGGTTCGAGTTGCGGTTCCTTTGGCTCATAGTCGTCTGGACACACCATGTAGCCCTGCCAGTTTTTGCGCAGGGTGTTGTACTGGTATCGCTGCCCGCAGTAGTCGCAGAGCCCGTAGGAGAACTTGCCACTAGCGTAGGCCACTTAGACCCCCATGTCCGGGATGAACTGCACACTGGCCGTGTCCCGATCCTCCATCGCAGCCCGGTTGAAGTCCTCCTCGTAGATGGCCTTGAGGGCCGGCGTACGATCGGGCGCAAACTTCAACGAGAGCTGATACGCCAAACCAGAAGCCAAGCACGGCAGGAAGCGGAAGTTGATGTCCGCGTCATTCGTGTAAGCCCCTGCGTCCTGCATCCGACGGATCTTGTAGTACACAAACGTGTACGTCTGATCCGCTGCCGGATAAAAGAAGACCTTTGGCGTATTGGTGCGCTGCACATAAAACTGCGCAGGGCGAGCCTGCGAAGTCTTATCCGGCACGTTCAACCAATCCTCACGGCTAATGCGCTCGATGTAGACATCGGTGTTGATGCCCTGGTTGTTCTGGCGAATGATCGCCTCCAGGACATTGACCGTATCGGTAGGCAGCGAGATTTCATTGACGCCTTGCGTCAGCGTGTACGTTGCCTGCTCGATCGTCCACAGGTTTAGCCCGCGGTTGGCCCAGTCCAGAAATAGCAAATTGAGCGAGCGACGTGCGGAGTTGAGCTGATAGCCGCTCGTCGGCCGCATGCCGCAACGCTCAAATGCCTCTTCAACCAAATCATCGATCGACAGGTTGAAGTCTGTTGTGCCTGATGTAGCCATCTATTAGCCGCAAGATCCGCCGTAGCGCATCTTCTTGACCTTCTTCTTGGCCATGCCGCCCTTCTTGTAGCCGCCGGGCATGCCACCGCCCATCATGCCCATAGCCATACGCTTGTGCTGATTGACGTCACCGCCGTCGGACATCATAAGAACCTTGCCCGTCTTTTTGCTGGGTTTGGAGATCATCTTGTTTTTCGGGCCACTGCCCACTGCGCCACCGCCACGGACGGCTGCGCCCATTCCACGACCTGCCATGTTAGTACCCCCGCATCGCGCGGCCGCGCGCGTCCTTGCCACCCTTTTTCATAGCACGGCCTTTCTTATCAGCCATGCCGCCCTTTTTCATTTGGCCCACGCCGTCAGCGGCAAAAGCCGGGACTCGTTTGCCCTTCTTCATGACCATCTTAATCTTGCCAGGCATTGTCATTCCCTCGAGCTTCTAAGCTCATCAAGTTTCAGTTCCAAACGATTAAATCGTTGGTCGACGTGTGCGACAAACTTCTCGATTCGATCGTCCACTTCTCTGCGAGTGATGTGGTCTCTCGCAACCTCTTCACGGGTACGGTTCAACAAGATGTTCAAGCGAGCCAGCTCGTCGAACTTACCCTTAAGCATGAATCCCATCCCAGTCACGATCGCGGATAGGATGATGTTCCAAATCATGAATTCCATCGGCTAACACTTCCATCGCCTACGAGCCTGACGAATCCGGCTGTTAGGGTCCTTTGCTGCCTCTGGGTACATCTTCATCTGGCCTGCCGAACGTGCGCAATATGACTTGCGACGCTTGGCGCGACCAGAACTTGGATTGTCTTCTGTCACCGCGGTCTGGAGCTTGCTGCCAGGATTGGCGCGGCGGAAAGCCGCCACGCCTTTCTTGGTCATGCCTGCGCCTTGCTTGGTCGGACGGAAATTGCCGCTTTTGACAGAGGTAGCGATGCCCATGCCTTTTCGCACGGCACCGCCTCCCCTAAGCGCCAGGCCCATCGGACCGCGTTTCATTAGGCCGGAGCCCCACCCACGTACAGCACGGTGACGCTGAGAACTTCAGCCGAGGACAGCGTGGCATGCACACCGTCCGTGGCCAGAATTCCATCGTCCGGGATGATGATGTCGTAAGCCCCAGCCGCAGCCGGGGTCTTAATTTCCATCACCGTCGTACCGCCAGATCCGCCCGTCTTCAGGGTGATCGCAGCGGCCGTTCCCGTGCAGGTGTAGTAGACGCCTTGAATACGCGTACGGCCGTTTACCATGTCGCCAGTGGCGACCACGGTTTTGGCCTTAACGTCACTTGCGAAGCTCATTGCGAGCCTCCTATTAGGCTACTTTGACGACAACAACTCGGAACGAGCCAGAAGCCGGGTCAATGGCAGAGCCCGTGACGTTGGCAGCGCGCACCTTGACGGTATCGGCGGCCGAAACGTAACCCGTGACAACGAGACCCGAGGCAATCGTGGCCGGAACGCCGACCATCACTGCATCGCCCACCGCAGCACCGGTCACGGTGATACCAGACGAATCAGCCGTTGTGTTGGCAGAAATCGAAGTGAAGTCGATCGTTGAAGTAGCGGTCAGAACAGAGGTGACCGTTGCGCCGGTGCCGGCGATGAAGCCGTTCGTAGAAGTTACCGGCCCGCTGAAAGTTGTACTAGCCATTGAAAATTCCTCACATGCGAGTTAGGTACGTCTGTCTGCATGTCGTCAGCCGGGACTGTCAGACGTACCGGATTTCCCCGGAGACTTGACTATACGTGAATGAAGTGCATAGAGAAAGGGGGCCTTTCGGCCCCCTTCCACTTTTGCCTCTTAGGCAGCGCCAGGCGATCCGAAGATGCCACGCGGGTCGCTGAAGCCGAAGCTGTAGCGCTCGCGAGCCTTGTATCGCACGTTGCCGGTATCGAAGTCGCCCTCGAAACCAGTCTTGATGGCAACACGCTGGAACATCTTCATGCCGTTCGGAGCGTCGGTCTTAATGAACCAAGCGTCCGGGTCGGTCAAGAAGTGGTTCACGGTGTAGCCCTGCGGCACCATGCCCATGTTCTTCACGGCGTTGATGTCGTTGTCCGCAGTGCCAACGCGCAGCGTTGACTTGAGGATACGGTCAGCCGTAAACATGAGTTCCTTCGGGATGATGAGCTTCAAGCCTTGAACAGCGATCTTCAGGCCACGCTCATCAGTGAACGCAGCGATGTCGATCAAAGCCTGCTCAAGCGAGGTCTCGCTCAAATCCGCAGCGGTGGTCAGCTCGTTCTTAAGATCCGGGCCCGACAGGGTCGGGTGATCCAGAGCACAGAGCGGCTTTCCGTCGCCACCGACCGAGGTGTCAAACGCGCCGTTGAGCACGCTGGCAGCCTTGATCTGCTTGGTCTGAGCCATCGAACGGGCGAGAGCCTTGGTGTAGCGTCCGGCAAGACGGTCGTAGAGGTTGTCCTCGACGGCTTCTTCCGTGAGCGCGAACGCCAGGGCGATCGTCTCGTGGGTGTAGCGAGAAGTGTAGACTTCCTGCGCCTGGTCGTACGAAACGCCAGCGCCTTCCGTCTTCACCGGAGCTTCAGCGAAGCCCGACTCCATCACCTCTTCCTCGAACGCACGATCCGAAGTCTCCACCGAGTAGATCTCGGCGTGCTCGTTCTCGTAGTTCTTGTACTCAAGGCCGAACAGGGCGTTCAAACCCGGCTCGAGTTCCTTGACTAATTGTGCACGTGAAATAGCCATTTTTTATGCCCCTATATATCAGGTTACGGCCTTAACGCCGGCGCTGCCGTACAGGTGCTCGTTGATTTTCACAACGACGACGGCGAAGTTCCCAAGCTCATTGCCCGGAGTGTTCCACAGACCAACGATCTTGAGGTTCAGCGCCGCGGTGTCAGCGATGGTGGACGAATCCAATTCCATCGTCGAGACGCCCGTGGTGGTGCTGCCACCCGTGCCGACAACATCAGCGTTCTTGCCGATGTCAGCCTGCTCGATGTCTTCGTCAGCCTGGATGATGAACAACTGGCTCGGGTCGTCGATCACGTCGGCAGTGATTTTGCCGGAAGTGATGTTGACGCTGCCCGGGTAGTAGTTCTTCCAGGTCGGCTTGCCCGTGGTCGGGTCGACATAAAATACGCCGTTGAGAACGCCCAGCGCCGCAGAGTGCGTGCCCGGAAGGAACTTAACGACATAGCCATTCACGATCGTCACCAGGTCGCCCTGATAGATCGCACCTGATTGGTTATCCGCAATCTCGTAACCGTACTGCTTCTGGGCTCCAGTCGCAGACAAATTGCCGAGAGGACGGAGACCAAAGGCTTTATCTACGTTTGCCATTTGATTAATCCTCTAAAAAAAGTTATTCACTGGCTTGTTTAGAGCCGCCGAATGAAACACGAGACCTGCGGTTCGGACGTTCGATGACCATGCTCGAGTGAGCATTGCTCTTCAGAAGTTCGTTGTCCGCGGCCTGCATTTGGTCGTTCGCCTTATTTCGGTAATGCGCATTGCGCTCCTCGACTGTCTCCTCTGGGATACGAGCCAGGAGAAGACCGCCCACGCTGATCACGCCAGCATGTCGGCCGTCATCCACCGTCGGAGTCGGAAAGTCAGGGTATTCATCCGCACGAACAAACTCGTACCCCTCACGGAGACGGCCTGCTACGTTCGTACGATCTTCTACCCCACCTGCCGAAGCCCGAATCCAACGGTGCTTGTATCCAGGGGGAGCCGGGGGAGCATCCAAGCGAGAAGGCGGAGCCCATGGTTTACGTCGCGCGGACTTCCCTCGAGTATCGGCCTCACGGGAAACGCGGTTAAGGTTTTTGACGTCGCTCATGTCTCTTACTCCTTCACGTACTTGGCGTATTCCTCAAGGGGAACGCCCAGCTTTTTTGCAATTGCCACTTGACTGGGGGTCAACTTGACAGTGCGGCGTGCAGCATTGTTGATCCCTGAGGATCGGGAGGCAGGGGCTACCGTCTGCACGTTCCGGGTAGTCCTGGCCTGCGTAGCAGGGGCGGCTTCAGCAAATTTTTGCGGAAACGCGTCTCTGATACGTTTGTCAAGCTCATCATAGTACTCGTCAGAGCTGGGGTCAAACCCCTCAACTTGAATCAACTGACGATGGATGCCCCACGCAGCGTGAGTCATCACGTTGTCCTTGCCATACCACTTGTTGCGCTCGGCCCAATCCTCGACCCGAGGATCGACCTGACGCTGCTGCTGCACCGGAGCCTGTTGGGCCGCGGCCTGCTGCTGGGCCAGCCACGCGGTGCGCTGCTGGGCGGACTGATCTATCTGGTTCTGCTCGTACGTGAGCGAAGCCAGACGCTGCTGCGCCTCGGTCTCGGTGTCGATGTCGCCCTCTTCACGGGCCTTGCGGATGATCTGCTTGAGCGCAACCGCTTGCGTCTCGACACGGCTCTTGGCCTCCGTCAAACGGCCCTCGTCCGTCTGGATGTACTGCTGCTCGAGCTGCTTCGCACGCTCTTGCACCTGTTTGGCGTACTCCAAGGCCGCCTGCTCACGACGCTGCGTCTCGCGCAGACGAGCGGTCAGCTTGTCGATGCGCTTCTTGACGTTGTCGCTGTACTGATCCAGTTCCTTCTCAGTCGAGGCTTGCGCAGGGGCAGACTCCGGTGCCTCGGGCACTACTTCCGCGTTACCGTCTTCCGACAAGTTCACAGTTGCCGGCTGTTCGTCTTCGCCGACACTGAACTCCAGTTGTTCGTTCGTCATGGTTTCTCTCCTTACCACATGTGCAGAATGTCTTCGGGATCCGCAACGATGCCAAGAACCTCGTCATCGTTAATCAGCCGGATCTCGCCACCGTCGATGGGGATACGCGCGCCGGCGTAGCGGCCGAAGATGATCCAATCACCCTCCGCGCACCACGGGCCGGTCGGGAACTTGGACTCGTCGCTGTACGCAATCGGGCCCATCTTCAACACGTAGCCACAGACCGTACTGACCTGTTGTCTACGTTGCGTTTCCTCTGCCAGAGCAATGCCGCCCTTGGTCTTCTCCGCACCGCGATACGGCAGGATGGCAATACGCCAGCCCGTCGGGGTGGGGATACGATCAATGACAGCCTGATCCAGGTTTTGGGGCTTCAAGCCTTCAACGGTGTACGCGTCTTCGAGAGACGGTGCCTTGTTGGCTTCCTCCTCTTGCCACTTCTTTTCCAAAGCGGTGAGGGGTCTTGCATCTGCGCTCATAGGTCTCCTTCCAGGTTAAAACTAGTCTTGCGTGCGCTTCTTCAAAAGCTCTTTCACGGTTTCCTCGACCAGCTTTAATCCCTCGAGACGGCCCATCATGAAGCGATAACGCTCCATGTCAGCGATGCTGCCACCCAAGACGATGTCTTCCGCGCTTTCGCGCAGCTTTCTGATTTCTCGAAGTACAGACTCTGCAAATTCCAGCATGGTGAGGTTCCATGAAAAGCAGAGGGGTTAGCGCCCCCTCTGAAAGCGCTTCAATCAATAAATCTTGACGGGGCGATTGCCGTCCTTCTTCTTGACGGTCCTAACCGGACCCATCACACCGCCCTTGCCCATCTTGCGGGACTTGCCCGCCTTCTCGTACGCAATGGCCGCGGCCTGAGCAGTCGCCTTCTTGACGCTGCCGGGCTTGCTGGTGCCGATCTTCCCCTTCTTCTTGAAGGAGCCGACCATCTCACCGATGTTTGAACTAATGGTCTTCTGACTTGAACCGCGCTTCAAAGGCATGTCAGCCTCCTCCAATTTTTGCTGCCTGTAATTGCAGCTTCTGTTGATCGATCTGCGATGACTGTTGGAACTTCTGACGCTCCAACTGCAACTTCTGTTCGTTGAACTGGATCTTGGCCTGCTCGGAAGCAGCGCGCTGCTCGATCTCCTTCTCCTTGAGCGCGACAAGCGGATCTTCGCCGCCACCGCCACCACCTGCCAACTGGTTCTGAAGGTCACGAACCTGCTGCATGTACGAGGTGATCTTGATCGCGACCATGCCTTCCTTCTGAATGGGCGAGACCATGCGATCGGGATCCGTTCCGTACAGTTTGAAGAGATCGGCTTCCACGTCTTCCTCGGCCTTCAAGCGCACATGCTCGAGGATGTGCTGCTGCAAGGTCATCGCCGCTATCGGATTGCCCTGAAGGATCGGCGAGAGGCCCATCATCAAGTGCGT